AATAACCTCATCAAAATAATTTTCAATGGCTTTAATCGCTTCTTCAGATTCAAGCAATCCATAAATCAAAATTTCTCCATCAACGCAGCTCATGACTTCGCCTAGTGAAAACAAGCTTGACATTTATTTATTCCATAAAAAAACCGCCTTTCGGCGGTCATTCATTCAATTCCTCCGGCGTCGGAGGTTCAACGTTAAGAGGTCTAAACGCTAGAACGTCATCACTTAAGCTGTCATCCCATCGATAGTCTCCAAATTTAAATACGTATTTATCGACAGTAAGATATGGTTCGCCAACGCTTCTTAAAGAGATTAAATAAACACCTTCTTTCGGAGGTGTTACCGCAGGGAACGGATTCCAGCAATCGGGGTCGTAATCCCTAACGAGCTCGACTTCTGTCTTAGGAATCGTAATGCTTGATTTAATGCCTTCGAGTTCAAAAGTTTCTATGAAAATATTATCGCTTTCGTCTTTTATCTGTTTTTTAAGTTCATTTTCTACACATTCTTTACCGTAGATAACTTTTATAGCATCGGCTAATTCCTTGTTTTTAAATTGATACTTGTACTTCATTCGTTAGTCTCCTTCTTCCGGTTCGCTGTCGTCGTCTTCCCACGGCATAGGGTCGTAAGGTTCTGGTAATTCACGAAATGCGAGAATGTTGCTGTTCGCAAAAATATCGCTATTATTTAAACCGAATAAACATAGATCAACCCCCTTGTAGGTGTCTCCGTTATCGCGTGTACGTAAACGTGTGACTAAGTAATATCCACGCCTTGGCGGTTTAACTTCGGGATAAGGATTCCAGTCGTCCGGCTTGTACTCAGGAACGTTTACAAAACGCTCCTTATCAAGTCTCAACAGAATCTCGTCATTATCATCGGATAAAAGAATGTAGCTTGATCTATCATCCATTTGGCGATTGCAACGCTTTGCAATTTCATCATCAGAGAGCAACCGGATGATCATTGCTTTTACTGCTTCAGGGTCTTTAAGCTTCCACATCGTTTTTCTCCTTGCTTTTAAGTTGAAGGTCTACACCTTTCGTAATCAACCTCCATGCTTCGAGGCTTATTCCAATTTCAGCTACTTTTCTTTCAGGAATCGTTCTAAAAATTAAAGTCACATACCCATCATCTGCTTTCAACTTAATGCCGTTTATAGCTGTATCCCTTGTTATGTTTTCGCCATTGAGATCAAATTCTCTGACGTATCCGAAAAATGACGTTTTAATAGGCATTATTTGTGCTCCTTCAGTTGCATGAGTGGCGCTGGCAACGTATCGCCTCCGAGGTATGTCGGTAACTTTCCATCCCAGCGGCTAATCGCTTCAAGCATGAGTACCTGAGGATTGTCGCGTAACGCTTTAGCGCGAATAGCGATAGATTCAGCTTCGGCCTTAGCTTTCGTAAGTTGTGCGTCGGCTTCGCCTTGAGCGGCTACACGTGCTTTTTCGGCCTCAGCTTTAGACTGCGCTACTTCATTTTCTCGAAGCATTGCGCGCTGTGTAGCTTCGATTTTTGCGTTAATCGATTCACGTACTTGAGGCGGATATTCGATATCTGACGCCCACGAAACTCTAATAATGTGAATGCCGACATCCTCGAGCTGGTGACGCAACTCGTCGGTTACGTGCTCGAGCAGTTTAGATTTTCCGTTTGCTGTCAGCTCGTTAACGTCCATCAATGACGCGTATTTAATCAGCGCGTCGGATACGTTCTGACGCAAGTTTACGTCCGTGATTTCCTCGACGCCTTTACGGTAAGTCTGAAATACTTTCGTAGCCATTGACGGCTTAACTTGATACTCAACTCCTATGCGTGCATTGACCGCCATAGCGTCAGACGTTTGAAAAGTAAACGGTACTTTGTACGTATGAAGCTGGTTAAAGGTAGGGAATAGGTAAGCCTGCTCATTCCACGTTAACAAGTAACGTCCTACGCCTAATTCTTCTTGCTGGACGCCTTTATCAGAGCCGTAGAGATTCACTTTAACGCCGACGTATCCAGCGGGGACGGTTTGCAAATTACAAAGCGTGTAAACACCTCCGATTAAGATGGCTGCCGATACTCCGGTAATCGCGGCTAATGTAGATAATCTCATTCTTGAGTCTCCTTTTCGATGATTGTTTTAGCGATTGAATAAACGACATACGTCAAAAACATGAATAAACCGATTAAGAAACATCCGATTAAAAACGTCGGTAAATCGGACGAAACTATTAACGGTAAAAACGAAACGCTAAAGACGATTAAAGCTACGCATATAAATACGATTTTCATTATTTATCTTTTCCGTAAACGTCAATTTTGAATTTCATTAAAACAACAGTAATTTCTAAATCATCGCTAACGCCAAATAACTCCAATGGTGAAGAAGAATTATCATCCGGTGGATAAAACGTGAAATTAAGTTCAAAGGCCTTCGACATATCCTCAACAAGTTTTACGTACTCTGAACTAAACCAGCAAAAACGGCTATTTTCGTATGGTATTTGTTTAGTTGGCATGACTTTACGAAAATCAGGATATTTCCCTTTGATTGGCTCGTATGATAAAACTACATCATCGATACAAATCTCTGAGTTTGTAATTTTTACCTTGCCTTTTTTAGGACTAATTTTTATTAAATTGGAGATTGTTTCTCTTGGGATAATGACCTCTCCGACTCCATCTAAGAAATCAACATTTTCGATTAAAACAAGAACATAACCGTTTGTTGCGACAATTTCTTTTTTATCGAAGTTTACGTATAGACCATTTAGGAAATATCTAACATTACATTTTGGTATTGCGTTAAGAATTGATTTAAGTTGTTCTTTATTTATAGGTGACATTTTTTTTCCATTAAAAAAGCCCTCAGTAAGAGAGATGCCATATAGGTTTAATTTCGAGTTTTTTAAGGATTTGCTTCAATTGCTTTATCCAGTTCAAAAACGTTTCTTTTGAATATTCGTTTTCTTCAGTCGCCGCTTCTCGCTTTAATCTTTCTATTTGTTCGCTTAGAAAGTTGATAATGTAGTCATGAACTTCTTCAATAACTAACGCGGCGCCATTGATCGGATAAAGTTTTGCGGGTGTGATGTCCTCTTCAAAAGTGACATCTAAGATTTTTATTATCCCGTAGGTTTTAATCGTTACATCTATATCAGTACAGCAAGTATCAAAGATACTAACTAACGTATTTTCTATCGTTTTCTTGTCATTTGGACTGTACAAAAACTCGACTAAATCACTCATCCTGTATCTCCTTCAAATATTTATTGATCTCCCGCCTTATTTGCTTGAAAAATTGTCTGTCTGATCTAAACAATCTGAATCGGCAGTAATCCCGGATAACGTGTAAAACATCTATATCAATAAACACATCGAATCCTTCATCGAAGCTCCAAAAGCTTTGTTTGTCGATTCTCTTTTTGATCAACTGGCCGTAAGGAGTTTGATCGATCAAAAGAATTCGCGTTCTGGGTGTATGAAGTACAAGCTCAATATTCATGTTTCCTCCAAAAGAAAACCCGCTATTTAGCGGGCTTATTGTCGTATGCGACTTGTTTCTTCTTGATCTTTAAGTGCTTTTAAGCATTTCACTTATCGCCATAACGGATGAAGTAACGTAGTTAATACGTTTACGAAAATTTATAAATTTGCAATCGAATTTATTTATGCGAATGCGTATAAATCTTTTTGCGTTCTTTAAAGAAGAAAATTCTTGATTAGATAACTCTGGATTAAAAATTTTTATTAAGGGATTTATGTTTATAACCTTCCAGCCTTTTCGTTCTTTATTAACGTAGCCGACTACTATGTTTCTATACCAAACGATATAGCCTAAAAAACAAATATCAAATCTGATTGTCTGCATTATCCGCACCATCCTTTGAGCTTTTTTGAAATCTCGCGTTTGGCGATAACGAGCCTTTCGTAGTGATAAGGCAGTGGAAAAGACGAACTTAAAAACGCTTCAAGTTCATCATCTAATAAGATCGATTTCCGCGTGAAAGTCCAGCCCTCAGACGTTTTAAATAGCATTCCTACTGGCTCATAATTCAATTTGACGATGTAGCATTCGTGAGCGTTCCAAATGTAGCTAACACGCATAGCACATCTCCCATGTATCCACGGCCTCTCGAACGAGCTCTTTGATTCTGTCGATGTCGCGTCGACAAGTAAATCCGTAGTCGTCTAACCAGTTGCAAATGAAATCGTCGAGCATTTCGTCATCAAACGATTTTCCATTCCATTCAGCAACATACGTCCAGCCCTTGTTAGGCAAATATTTCAGCGTTCCGATACGTTTGTCGTTACGCATAACGATGTAGTAACCGTTAATAACGTACAAAAAATTAACATTAACTTTCATGCAAAAAGAGCGCCCGTTATTAGCGAGCGCTCTGTAATTTGTTTAGAACGGGATGTCGTCCGGAGAGAAATCGCCAGCAGGCGCCGCTGGCGGAACTTGCGCCGGCGCCGACGCGTAACCACCTCTAGGCGCTGGTGCGCTTTCGAATCCGTTTGACGATTGAGCTGCTAGTTTTTTAAGCGGCTTGTCTTTCAGATTTTTGAGTTTCGCGTCAACTGCTTTCGCTTCGGCTTGATCGAGGATTTCGGAAGCATTCTGTCGCGTGCGAGCATCGAACGGTGTAAGGAGGTTTAAGCGAATCATCGTTTTAATTTCGCCGTTAATATCGTATTCTTCCGGCGCCGCCTGAATGAGCATTCCTAACGGCTTGCCCATAAGATCAACGAAGAAATATCCGACTTGTTCTGTGCCTTGACGGTCTTTAAAACGACGTTGCTCAGCCTTGAGACTGCGAACGCGGCAAACAGTCATCAAGCTGTCGAGAATAGCTCTAGAGAAAGTCGCTTTCCCTGATTTGTCATAAATACACATGCTCATGTGAGCACGTTCGAGTTCGAGCGTTTCGAAATCGATATCGAGCATTTCAGCGCCGGATTTAGATTCATAAATGCGTGCAGCAGTGATCGAACCGACGTATGCACCGGAGGTCGTGATAAAAGAAGTGCCGCCTACAGTACGTGCGGCTTTAACGTCTAATGTCATTTCAGTATGTAGCATTTTCTACCATCCTGTTGTTAGTAAGTGAAGTATGAGAAGGGGAAGACTCGAGACCGTAAAACTCGCAAATCGTTCGGTCTACAGCCGCGAGGTCGTTATCTATGAGTTGTTCGTTAAACATCCCCATAGGGCTTTTAACGGTGTCTGAGCCGCTATTTTGCGTTGAGAAAAGGTAATTTCCGTTTTCGACGTGAGTACGAAGCACTGTAGTAAACATGCCCTCAACGACGATTTTGTCGTCTAACAGCTTGCCTAACGTTTTAATGCGAACGCGTCCAAATTCGTCGGTTTGCGTATGCGCTAGAACGTAAACGCGTTTATTCTCAGCCAGCTCAGAGGCCGTCTTAGCAACGTCGAAACCGACGCCGCCGATGTCAGTAAATTTGTCGAACGATTTTTCGTTACGACGCGCCATAAATTGATTAGCGAGAATGTACTGCCAGTCGTCAACGATGATGATGTCTGCGTGCGTTCGACGCATAGCGGTGAGAATGTAAGACGGGTTAGACGTTACATAGACGTTCCCGTTCGGATTCTCACGCGTTTTTTCTTTCCAGCCGTTATTACGAAACGGCAGGGGCTTACGAAGCGGCTGAATAAGCAAACATTTAGCCGGATCGAAGTTTCTAAGCGAGCACGTTTTACCGCTGCCGCTTTCTCCAAGCACTAGACAAGCATAGCTCATAAGGTTTATCCTTTTTATTACTGAAATTCAGATGTTTTCATTAAAAACGCCTCAGTCGTTACAGCGATTGAGGCGTTTATTTCATTAGTGATGCGATAAGCTCAGGCATCCAGCACGCTAAAACTATCGCGCCGAAGAAACATACGGCGCCGGCGAAGTCCTTAACGTTTTCGACGCTTACGTTATTAACGAACTGGCGAACTAATCGAACGAGACACGTAAGAAGAAGCACCCATGCCGCAGTCATGACCGCCAACTGAGCGCCATTCATACCCTTCAAAAACATGATGTTTATCCATGAAAAAAAGCCCCGCAGAGGGGCTCTAAATATTTATCTATGTAAAAAAGTCCACAATCTGAATTAAGAGTTGAGACTGATGATTTTCATGATCACCCTGTCAATCTCGTTTCGCTTAGATCGAAGAAAGAAAATGGTTGCTCTGAGTTGTTCAACATCTGTTTTGTTGTTCATGTATTTTTGAGCAATATTTAAGAGGGAAATCATCTCTCTGATTTGTTCCTCAATGACGAAAGCTATCCTTTTAGCATCTGACAGACCTATGATTTCACTAAAGTCGTCATCTTTAATCTTTATCATTTGGCGTTCCCTATAAAAAAAGACCACATAAAAAAGCCCCCGTCGTAAAAAATTGGAACTAAAGTTAATTAGGAAAACGACGCGGGGACTTGTTTATGTGAACTATTAGTAAATTCCTAATAGTTCGGAAACTTGATTAAGGCAAACGTTCGCCAACTTCATAGCAATCAAGGAAGTTTTCTAAATAATCAGTCGCTTCTTCCTTTGTTTGAAAAGTTCTCGAATAGTTATTGCAATAAAGATAATCCTGTAAACCTTTGGACTTATGCGTAGGTCTAAACGCTGAAAACATCCATTTTTTACGATCAACTTTCAAAAGATCGCAAATGTATTCACCTCTGTAAAAAACTCTAAATTCGTTTTTAAAGGACGTGTACTCAGTTACTTCTTTACGTTCATACGTAGCTAACATGTTTTTTCCTCCAACAAAAAAACACAGGGTTAAAAAACAGAAGCGCACTAGTTGTTTCTCGCTCGGCGCCGGAGGTCGTCGAAACTGAGGCACGTTAGTTGTCATCGCACAGCGTGGCAGAGCTAAAGGTCTCACTAATGCGCTTTTGTTTACGCTCTGCTGCTGTTCTTGCGAGAGCGCTTAACTCACTTAGTTAACGTTACTAAGACGCCCGAGTTTCTTTTCTTGGTTTTTTCATCCTCGTTTGATTTATTTCTCGGAACCTCAACGCAGGTTTACTTTTCTTGATACTGCGTACATCTCAACCGCGCTATTTGTAAGAGGTCTCTAGCTGAAAAGTGCTTCGTAGCTACCAGTTTGCTTTACTCATTCACTTCACTTACTGCTGATGTCCGTTTGTATTTCTTCGCGTAATCAGCACCGCCCGCGTTAGGCCGTTTCGAATTTTTTCGCTAATAAGCTCTTTTCTACTTATCGCGTCCGGCTTTAGTATTCCATGGGCCGGATTCTTAAATTGTCGGTATTAGAGAAACATCGTTTTACTTAGGTAAAAATTTGATATAGAAATATTAACCCAAGTAAAATAAAAAGTAAAGCGTTTGTCTTAGGATTTTTACCTAGATGAAAATTTAGGTAAAAAAAAGACCGCCCGAAGGCGGCCTGTTAAAACGTTTTACTTATTGCCAACTAGTTGACAATGCTTTCTTTATAATCATTGCGTTTGCAGCGTTTTCTAATTTGAAAGACAGTGGTTGTGCTCTAGCACCATCGGGCATTACTTCCAAGATTTCCTCGTTGGTCATTAAACCAACTATCTTATTGATAGGTATCTTCTTAGGTGTAGCGTTATCGAAGTAATACAAGTTTTTAGTAGTAACAATTACAGCGCCTTGCCCTAGACCTTTGTTAACTCGTTCATTAACTGATTTTCCAGCAATTCTTCCTACTCTAAATGTCAATCCCTTCGCTACACGTACGCCAACTCCACGGCTACCAGCTTGGTATTTTCGTTCATTAACAAACGTATTTCCTGACCAGTATTGAGCTAAGTAAACGATGCGTTCATTCTTTTGAAAAGAAATAGGAACGGCTTTAGCGAAAATATCGCTCCATTTCTGAGGCGGAGTTTCGTTTTTATTAATAAAATCTAAAGCAACATAAGCGCGCATAAGATCGTAAGGATTTTGATCAAATTTTGCTCCTTGGTTTTCTAATTCGATAATTTTCGGAGCAACTTCTTCATATTTTTCAAACGGACTTGCTGAAGTTTTTACTTCGTTTACTAATTCTTTTGCTTTCGATGTAGCTTTATCATCTGCTGGCACAGAGCTATTAGATACGTACTTCTCGGCTTGTGTTGATTGATTCTTTCTGTTTTTTAAATACCTGTATATAAAAATAGTCAAAAGAGATGCGCCAATTCCCAGAAAAACCGCCTTTTCATCTAATACATTACCTTCAGTAGAAACAGCGAAAGCCATCATATAAATGAGTGATAAGACGAGGAAAGTAAGGATGTACGTAATAGCAGACAACAGTCTCGAAAATAGATTGTTCATAAATCCCTCCTAAATATCAACCAGCTTCAAGCTTTTTATCACTCGGCCTAAAATTCTTATTTCTATGTCCGAGTCGAGACTTACTTCAATGTCCTTATAAGCCTTGTTGCTCGAAATTAGCGCTATCTTTTTACCGATTAGTTTTTGAATGCGCTTGATGTACGCTTCGCCATCAACGACTAACAAATAAATACCGTCTCTAAGAGTTTCTTTATCTGTAACGTCAATAAAAACGGCGTCACCATCACGAATTTCAGGCTCCATAGAATCCCCTAACGCAGTGATAATTTTGATGTCTCTAGGGTTATAGAACGAGAAATTTTTATTAAACCATGCTGGCGTTACTTGAAGCGTTTTGATTTCAGGAAAATCTTCAAAGTTCATAACACCAAAACCGCATGAGCCGGAGTAATCGACCTGCTGAATAGAGACCATATTAGAGTCCGGCTGAGTTTTATCGTTCATTGTGCCGATACCCTTCATTAACCATTCGGGAGTTATCTCAAGATATGCGCAAACGTCGAAAACGTCATCAAATTTTGGTTTTAATACAGCTCCATCCAGCCACTTTTTGATCCCCGCCGGTGTGATCCCTGTAGCGCGAGAAATATCAGTCTGCGATTTATCTCTAGCTAACATCGCCTCTCTCAAGCGCTCATTCCACTGTTTTGAAGAATCGTTGTCATACATAACTTTCTCCTTATCTTTGAGAATAATTTAACCTAGGTTAAATCAAAAGTGTTTTACTTAGGTAAAGATATAGGTTAATATAAAGACGTATATTTTTAACCTAAGTAAACAAATGAAAAGGATTGAACAACAGGTTTTTGACGAACTTATGAAAGAGTTCAAGAAGAAAACCGTCATAGCCTCTAAGTTCGGATTAAGTCCTGCGGCTATTACTAAGTGGTCAAAGATCGGCGTACCGAAAGTACGCATGCCGTATTTCCGACTCGCATTCCCGCATTTCAAAGTTTGGAAAAACACCCATTAGGAGGCGTCATGGCTCGTTATAAAAAAATTGACGTGCGAATTTGGAATGACGCGAAATTCAACGCTCTTAGTTCTGATGCACGTCTTATTTTCCTATTCATGCTGACATCGCCGCAAACGACAATGGTCGGAGCTGTACCTGTCGACAAACATACCGTATCGAGGATTTTAAAGTTTGACGAAATACGGTATGGCATAGGGTATAAGCAACTGTCTGAATACGGTATGTTGGAGTACGACGAAGCGGGAATTTTTTGGATAAAAAACTTCTTAAAGTACAACCCTCCGGAAAACCCAAAAGTCGTAATTTCGTGGTCGTCTTTGCTCGATCTGTTTCCTGAATGCCAGCTTCTTATCAAAATAGCAAAATCTGTCTTAAAGGCTTGCGAGACAAGGGGAGAGGCGTATGTAAAAGCGTTACATCCTGAATTCAAAAAACTTGCGAAATACGATATGTCTAACGGTATGCCATACGGTATCGCATACCCTATGCCATATCAGGAACAGGAACAGGAACAGGAACAGGAACAGGATATATATACGCACACCGAAGCAAAAGAAGAAAAGACTACGTTAGCAACCGATTCGCAGGGGCGAAATATTTTTGACTTAAAACCTAACGAAATCGTTCCTTCTGAGTTACTCAGCGATTACGCGACGGCACGCATTAACAGCTATTTGCCCGAAAAAAAATCTGAGGAAAAACTACCGGCGCCGGAACAAACCGAGGTCGTAGAAACCGCACCTGCTTCTTCTAAACCAAAAACCGAAGAAAAGCCTCAGTCCCGTGGGGTAGCTCCTAAAACGCAAACTAGCGTAGCTAAGCCGGACGACGTATCTAACGAGTTATGGGCTGACTTCTTGAATCACAGGAAACAAAAGAAGGCGCCGGTAACTGATCGCGTTATCTCGTTGATTCGTAACGAAGCAAAAAATGCCGGATGGACGTTAGAAGAAGCGTTAAATGAGGTCATCTTACGCAACTGGACAGGCTTTAAGGCTGAATGGGTTGAAGCTAAAGACCCTAACGCGGTGTGGGTGAAAGCTGAGGATTATCAGCCTGAGCTTCCGCCAGTCGAATACGCTCCGAGCGCTCGTGAATGTTTCGACAGAATCATGGCGAAGTCTACGTATGCGTATGACATCAAAGACCTCTCACAGCTCGAAAGAGTCGTTAAAAAGGAGGCCAAATGATGTTTTCAGCTGCCGCGATGGTACGTGATAACGAAGGGCGTACGTTTTACGAATATCCCGAGGCGTTCACGACTTCTCAGCTCGTATTTTTCCCTGTACTTACAGAGGATGAATTACGACTCTATCAAGCTGACGCGATAGTTCGCGAGGGGATTGAAGAATTGCCTGAGCGACGCCCACACGTGCCTACAGTCCTTTTTTCATTCTCCGATGACCCTATGAAGCTTAAAGCTCATTTTATCGAGGGGAAAAACGTACTGATCGATTTTCTCGACGTTGACGATACACCTCAACTGCGTGAGACGTTGACGCGCTGGATGCGTGCAATACCTGTACTCAGACCGAAATCAGTCGTCGTTACGGTCATGTTCAAAAACAGACAACTAATAGCTTGGAAATATGATGATGTCAACAAAAAATATTACAGATTCGCCTGAGTTTTGGGCCGACCCCCTAGGCGGACAGCAGATTACAACCTCACTCGCAGAATATACCGAGCTGGTGAGTCGTCCGGAGGAATTTTACGTAACGAAAGACATTCAAGAATTTCGTAACGATTTTCGGGTCTATCTCGACGAAAAAAAACATCATGTTGCTAAGTACGTACTACCGTTCAAGCAAACGACGCTAAGCGGAACCGAGAAACCGATAGATTTTGAATTTCGTCCGGGAGAGTTGACTGTTTTGGCTGGCGAAAACGGCTCAGGTAAATCGTTGTTACTCGGACAAATTGGCTTGCACTTGTTAGCGGCTGGTGCGTCACTTTATATCGCTTCATTCGAAATGGCGCCGGTTAAAACGATTGAACGAATGCTTACGCAGGTTGTTTGTTCTCGCGATAAACGTGTTATTGAAGAAAACGATATCAATTTCTTTTTTAACGAATACGCTACGCGCCTGCATATTTGTGATTTACAGCGAAAAGTAGACCCGGACGAACTCATTCGATTGCTCGAAGCAGCAGTTAAATATTACAGGTCTGACATCCTCTTTGTTGACTCGTTAATGATGTGCGTACGTGATGACATCGATAAAGAAGAAACAGATTACGTTATGGGCCAGCTCGTTGATTTCGCACGCGCTAATAACGTTCATATCGTTGTAGTCGCTCATTGTCGTAAGCGTTCGGACTCAAGCTCTAAATCGTTCAACGTATTCGACGCTGCTACGAAAGACTCGATCAAAGGATCGTCAAACATTACAAACATCGCTTGTAACGTTTTCGTACTCGCTCGCGATTACTCGAAAGTTCAAAAACGAGCAGAGGGTAAAGACGTAGACGACAGTAAACCAGATTTCGTGCTCAATCTCTGCAAGCAACGACATGGCGGATATGAGGGGTTTATCAAGCTGTGGCGCGATAACGCATCGCTCAATTTCTGCACGTCGATGTTACGTATCCCCGTTCGTCCGACGTTATCCAGTACCCCGGCGCCGGATGAAGAAAAAGTAATCGAACCGTATTTCTAAGGAGAAAGCATGACATTCGAATCTTACGTACTTCTAGCGATTTTCGTTGCTCCGGTCGTGTTAGTTAACGCGTACGTACTGACGAAGCTAGCAATTTTGATGTTTACGAATAAAGGAAAGACTAATGATTTTTAGTTTTAATAAGTTTATCGAGATTCTTGGGGTTACTGGCGGTTTGGCTTTGTTTATAAGGCTTTTCGTTCTCGTGTTTAAAAGCAGAGATCGAATCGGCATAGCGATGTTAACCGCGCTGATAACGATAGCAGCCCTTAGCTCTTTTGTAAGCGAGGCGTAAATGAAGATCATTCGATGGATTGAAAAATTCTTGATCGTTATTGGAATCTACGGGGGCTGTATTTCTTTCGGCGCTACGTTCGCTAAATCTATCGGCAGAGAACCCGTGGTTTTTGGAGAATGGAATATGTACACAGCGCTCGTACTCGCCTTTTTCGGTGCTTTCTTCGACAGGAGGGATTTCAGATGAACGGCGGTTGTTGTCTCCACTGCGCTCACGCCGCTTCGTATTGGATCGATAACGAAGGCAAGAAGCGCGTACCTCCTAAAACCTCATTCGGCGACATGAATATCTTTTGTCTGCACGAATCACGCGCTCCGGGTGAATGCTATCCGATTAGTTTTGCTCGTTGTACACGTTTCAAACGTGCGCAAGATGACCAAATCAAGCGCAGGCGCGATTTTTATTCGCAGTTTGACCGTTGGCACACTCACGCTCAGATGATCGCACAACGACGCTAAAAAGCGCCTTCCCGAGGAGATTAAAAACATGAGCTTCGAAAACGATCGCGACGTTAAAAGTATGGATTTTTCAGACTACTGCTTTGAAGTCGTACGCCTAGCGTCATTGAATAAAACGCCTAAAGAAATTGAGGAAATTTTAGGGCTGGAGCATTACTCGATTCATAAGAAGTTTCACGCGTATCTGATGATGGGTTATCAGCAGTACTTCGAGACTCACGAATGGAACGCAAACCTTACAGAAGAACGCCGTGCCTTAATTTTTCGCGTTTTCGGTCGTTTATACAAAGTAATCAGGAAGAAGAATGAACAAGTATTTGCAAGCTAAAGGACGTTTACGCGCTGGCGAAATGAATAAGACTGAAACCGCGTTTGCAGCCATGCTCGAAACTCGTAAGCGAAGCGGTGAAATCGTCGATTACTGGTTTGAAGCAGTCTCGTTCAAGATTGCAGATAACCAGTGTCGCTATACGCCTGATTTCCTCGTACTGCTCAATGATATGTCGTTAGTAGTTTTCGAGGTCAAAGGCTCGTTTCGAATCATGACCGACGACGCTAAAGTCAAATGTAAGGTTTTCAGCTCTAAATACCCGCTTCAACTCTACATAGTTGCGCCTAGATCTAAAAAATCCGGCGCCGGCTGGGAATGTCTCAGTTATACAGACGAACAACCGCCTATCAATCTCAACTAAACCAATCAGGAGGGTTAATGGACGATAAAGAAAAACAGTTAATCGCAGATTTACGACCGCGTTTAGACAACTGGCGCCGGGCATATCGCGACAAGGTTATTAAAAATATTTCGATTACGTACGCAGTTCAAAAAGCATTAGCGTTGACGCGTGATAAAACGGATTTTTCCGAGGATTACACGGGGCCTGAAGATCGCTCAGAGGATTACGGTATCGAGGTAGATCAGAAAGACGCGGATTTACTAAACACGGTTTGGCAGTACATGAGCACGCCTGATACTGAAATGCTCTCTATCGGTACTCACGGCTTAAACGTTCGTACAGCTAAGTTGATCGTGTTGCTTTACGTATTCGGTTCGGAAAACTCTCTTAACCGCGCCGGACGGAAAATTTGGCGCATAAAACAGCGTGAATTAGATCATTGGACGACTGACGCGCTTACATTCTTCGCTATGCGTATTCGTGTTTACACCATCTATTGCACAAATAAAAAATAACGTGTAGTGTCGTACGTGACAATTTAAAGCCTGTGTTAATCAGGCGGCCGACTTGCCTTAATTAGAGACGTTTCCTTGCGGAGGCGGCGCCGTGCTCGAAAGAGAACGGCAAAAAAGGCGATTCAGCTAAAAAGAATTCGCCCGCTCGCTTTTATGAGTAACTCCAACGTCTCATGATTTCGCGAGCGGGCTTTCGTTTTTACGGTAACCAATATACAAATCTGTCATAGAGCGACTTTTGAGGACTCCTAATCATTAACCGTAAACGAAAGCCGTCCTACCTTGTATATGTAGAACGGCACCTCTTAAGCCTCTCGGCGGGCATTGTTCACCGAGCCAGTTAACTCGGTTGTACGAAATCAACGTGCAACTTATTTATAAGGATTAAGCTCAAGGCTGAGATAGTATCCGAGCGCTTTAAATGCCTCGTAATACATATCGAAGCTAACAGGGCCGCTTCCGTCAACAAGGCGTTGTGCCTGCTGCCTAGACATATCGAGAAGGCGTGCAAGTTCAGATGTGCTCATGTGTTTTTCTCTGAGCAGATTCCATAAACGAATACGCGCCTCGAGTTTCAACGGCACAACTAAGATACCGTCATGATCTTTAGGCGCAGACGGTTCGGGAATTGGCTTCCGCTGCTTGCGGAATGTTTCTTCGATAAAGTTTTCGACCTTATCGGAAAGAATATCTAAAGCTCGCTCAAGCGAATTAGCTTCGCAAGTTAAGCCAAGATCACGAACGCTAAAAACGTTATGTTTGATTTCAGAAACGGGATAAAACATTTAAAATACTCCTTTGGTGAGTATGTGGATTTCCCCCTCTTTCGAGGGGGACGGTAGTTAGTCTCTAACTAGCACGATTTTTATGAAGATCAGGTTAATTGTGATTTCCTTTACTTTCCACTTAACCTTGATTTCACGAATCAATCGGTTTCTTAAATCCACATTTCTCACCTCCTTTCATGTTTAACTACCATGCTTATAATTATACATAAAAAGTATAATTTGTCAACAGTTTCAAAATAAAGAAGATAAATATGGCCACTTCAACAAAAAACAAAGTCGGCCGTCCTTCTTCGTATACGCAGGAATTAGCTGACGAAATTATCGAGTTGATTCGTAACGGATACTCTGAGCGCGAAATTTGCAGAAAACGCGGCATGCCGTCGCTTAAAACGCTGTGGAATTGGAAAGACCAACATCCTGAATTTTTACGACAGTCCGCGCGCGCGAGAGCAGACAGCGCGATGATTTTCGATGACCTTCGGATGAAAGAGGTTACGAAGTTAAAGCGTTTAGCTGAGAATCGTTTAGATCTAGGACTCGAATTGCCGCGTACATACATTGAAGCGAAGAAAGTCATTATTCAAGAATTTGCGCGGTCAGCCGCATTAAGAGACGATTCAAAATTTGGCGACAGAAAACAAGTCGCTTTAACCGGTGCCGATGGCGGCGCTGTAAAAGTTGAAACTAAACAGGAATACGACTTATCGAAATTAAGCGTAAGTCAGCTAGAGGCGCTGGAGGCTATTTTGCATGATTCGGACACTTCCAAGCCTAGCGGAGATACGACTATGGAAAGCTCGTAAGTCTCTCGCTTACTTCACCACGTACACGAAGCCTGATTACTTGATGGGCTGGGTTCATCGTGAGATATGTGCAGAGCTTGATGATTTTTTACAAGCTGTAGCCGATAAGAAATCGCCACGACTGATTATTACGATGCCGCCGCGTTCCGGTAAATCCGAGCTGGTTTCGCGTCGCTTTCCTGCGTACGCGTTAGGTCGAAATCCTGACCTGAGCATTATCGCTACATCGTATTCCGCCGATTTATCTCAGCGTTTTAATCGCGATGTTCAGCGTGTGATAGACGATGAACCGTACTATGCTTTGTTTCCGAATACGAAACTTAACGGGTCGAGAGTAAAGACAGACAGCAGAGGCGCCTACATTCGCACGTCTGATTTATTCGAGGTCGTGGGACACGTTGGTTCATATCGTTCATGTGGTGTAGGCGGTGGTATTACGGGGCAAGGCGCAGACATTTTAATTATCGATGACCCGATTAAAGATCGCGCTGACGCTAACAGTTCAACGATTAGACAGTCTATTTGGGATTGGTACACGTCTACAGCGTATACACGTTTATCGCCCGGTGGTGGCGTTATCGTCATGGCTACGCGCTGGCACGTTGACGACCTGATCGGACGATTGATTAACGCGATGAACGCAGACAGTGAAGCGGATCAGTTCAAATTCGTGAATTATCCGGCTATCGCAGAGCATGATGAATTACATCGTAAAACAGGCGAAGCGTTACATCCTGAACGCTACAACCTCAAGCAACTAACGCAGATTAAAAACACGGTCGGTTCTCGCGATTGGAATGCGTTGTACCAGCAGCACCCGATTATCGAAGGCGGTGGCCTCATTCGTACCGAATGGTTTAAACGTTATCGAATACCGCCGAAACTGAGTTATCGAATCATCGCGTCCGATACGGCATTAAAAACACGCGAGTACAACGACTACAGCGTTTTCGGCATAGCAGGCTTAGGTGAGGATGGGAATCTTTACATCCTCGATATTCTGCGCGGTAAGTGGGAATCGCCGGACTTACTCAAACGAGCGTCAGACTTTTGGAATAAACACGTAACGTTAGATAGTTCAAAGATACGAGGTTTTTACATCGAGGATAAAGCTAGCGGTACGGGACTCGTTCAAACGTTACAGCGAAGCCGTGATCCGGTTATTCCTGTCTTACCAGTTGAACGAACGATAGACAAGTTAACGCGTTATCAAGACGTTTTACCGTTTATCGAATCAGGCCGCGTATATATCCCTGAGTCCGCTCCGTGGGTTAACGATTTCTTGCGCGAATGCGAGGAAATTCAACCGGACATGAAACATCGACATGATGACCAAATCGACGTGCTCGCCGATCTCATAAATCTGACGTTGCAGAAAAACTCTAATTTCTCATGGCAAAGAATCTTCAATTAAAAAATGCTGGACGTACGAAACACGACAGCGCGACCGCATACGTAAGCTCCGTATGCACAGGCGAGCTCATTACGAACGTCGCAAACGAAATAAGTTTTTCGTTACCGGACGAACTGAAAGGCCGACTCTTTTCGTCGAACTGGGTAGCTCGGCGTATGGCTGAGTCAATCGCTAGCGACATGACATCTAAAGGGGTTAACTGGCGCCTTGACGCTGATACGTCCGCTTTCCTAGAGAAAGAGTTTCGACGATTAAACGTATGGCGGCTATTGACTGACGCTATTACGTATGCGCGAGTGTACGGCGGCTCTCTCGTAATGATCGATATGGGCGACGGGGCGCCGGAAAGCGTTTTAAACCCTAACGGTACGTTGCTCGGTTTTCGCGTATTCGATAAAACCGAAATCACGCCGAGCACGATCGTAAAAAATTATGGCGCCGAGGCTGGATTACCTGTCAAATACAGCATTCAACCAGCCTACGGCACGTTGTCGACTTTCGACGCTGACGCAAGCCGCGTTATTCGCTTCGACGGAATACGTTCAACGCATCGAAAATTAAACGTAAATCAGGGCTGGGGTGAGTCAGTTTATGACGTAGCCAACTCAGCAGTCAGCGCATACGGAGCCTCGTTAGATAGCTGTCTCGAATTGCTCAAGCGCTGCTACATTCGCTACTTAGGTATCGAGAATTTTTGGCAAGGCTTGCAAGACGACGAACGCGCTTCTTTCATGGGACGCGCTGTAAAAATGATTAACGACGTTCAAAATAACTCGTCGTTAACTGTTTCTGATAACAAGGATACGTTTCAGTCTCAGTCGTACTCCTTCGGTGGCATTCGTGACGTGCTGATTACGTTCTCAGAACAAATCGCTGGCGCCGCGGAAATTCCGCTTGTCAAATTATTCGGTATGTCACCCGCAGGATTCTCGACCGGAGACGCTGATCTAGCGAATTACTACGATACGGTCTCACGACTGCAAGAGGATAAATTACGCGAACCGATTTCGCGCATTGCGTCGTTAATTCTCACCAGCTCAGGTCACGAAGTTAACGAGATCGATTTCGACTTCGTACCGCTCAAACAAGAATCTACGGCAGAGCGCATTACTAACGCTCAGAACGCTGTAAATACGATTCTCAGCGTACAAGCAGCAGGGCTAATTTCAGACAAGCGAGCGCTCGAAGAAATTGCCGCGTTATCCGAAAAGACGGGAATCTTTTCAACCGTTACGCCACAGGATATCGACGCGCTCAACGAAGTAGAGCCGCCTCCGATACCGGGTGAGACAGGGCAGTACGTTGAAGCTGGCCTGCCTAACATCGGTAAGGCCATTGACCCTAACGAAACGCCGAATTTCGGAGCGTTTAATTTAAATTAAATGGCAACGTTTAATCACGAAAAAACGTACCGCGCTCGCGTGTGGCGTTATTACCGTCAAGTCGCTCGTAACATTCAGGCGATTATTAACATGAACCTGAATCCAGACGGGACGATTAAGGACTTCGGAATTCTGCAAGCTCAGCTCGATAATTACGCGAATGCGTTACCTACGCCGACCGCCACTCTCTGGTCAAAAATCATAGGAAATAACGCGGTACTTCTTGCGCGTGACTTTAAGAAGGCGGCGGGTCTGCGCATTGATACGCAGTCGCCGCAAATGATCGCGCTCGTTAATAAGCTCGTACAGGAAAAGGTAGACGTAATTAAAACGTTACCGAACAACGCGGCGTTAGAAGCTCAGAAGCTCAGCGCTCAGATAGCGCTCGAGACTGGCGCTAGGCATGAATCGTTAGTCGCAAAGATTCAAGGCATGACGCCCGGATATCCTGAGTACGCGGCACGACGCATCGCACGCACCGAAGTGGCGCGTACGCAGTCAACGCTAGTACAGGCTCAGGCGCAGTCCGTCGGTATCGATCAGTACGTATGGCACACCGTCGAGGATGAATCCGTACGCGCCTCGCATCAGGCGATGGACGGGCGCGTTTGTTCGTTCTCTAATCCTCCTGAAGTTGAGCCGGGCAAATACTATAACCCCGGGGGTACTTACAACTGCCGCTGTTATGCCGCTCCGCTTATTCCTGATAAATCAAACAATTAGGAGCTTAAATGTATGACTTGAGCTATCCAATTTCACCGAATAAAGCCCTCACGAAAGAGGGCTTTTTAATTTGTCGTAATGCCGTCATCGCATCTATCGGCGCACGTGAATACGCCCTTTCTGAAACCAACGAGGTTAAGCCGAATGCCGAAGGGAAAGTATTCATTATGCGTCCTAGCGATGTGCTGTTCTCAGATGACACTATCAATTCATTAGAAGGAAAGCCTGTAACTCTCGGACATCCGCCAGTCGATAGCGTGACAGGGGATAACTGGAAACAGTACGCCGTTGGCAGTATTTCGCACGTTCGCAAAGGCGAAGGGCATACAGCCGGATGTCTTGTAGCTGATCTAATGATTTTTGAGCCTAAAGCGATAGAGGCCGTTTTTAACGGCGTCGCTAAGGAGTTGTCATGCGGCTTTAAATCGAACGTTATCGATCAAGGTGGCGGAATCGGCATCGAAACAAATTTTCTAGGCAATCACGTTGCTTTAGTACCTCAAGGAAAAGGCGGAGCGACGTGCTCTCTAAAAGATTCTGTAATTACTAAAGAGGATACAGACATGGCATTTTTCAAGAAAGACGCAGCACCTGCTGACGTTAACGCTCAGATTCTTCAACAGCTCCAAGCTATGAGCGAACGATTAGCCGCGCTCGAAAAATCTGCGCAAGCTCAGTCTCCGGCGCCGGCTACTAACGCTGACGCCGAAGGTGCTAAACAGCCTGAGCCGAACGCCGCTCAGACACCCGTACCGGATAACAAAGCAGCTGAAACTCCGGCGCCGACACCTGACGATAAAAAAGCCGACGCCGATATGCCGCCAGCCGCTAATCCGCTCGCAGGTATCGATCCTGCTGTACTAGGCGCCGCTATCTTGCAAGCGTTGACTGACGCTAAAGCAGATAAAAAAGCTGACGAATGCAAGAAGGAAGAAACGAAGAAAGACGCTAAACCCGAAACTAAGCTCGACGCCGCGATGATTCGTGACGCCGCAGATATCGCTCCTTCGTTAGCGCCTACTACGTCTAATCTGCCGTATGCCGCGATTCTTGAGTTTGCGAAATCACAGCAGGGAAAATCTTTTGTCGACTCTTTCGGCGACTTGTCTAAATGTGATCATGCGATGGTTTTACGCGCCTGCGCAAATTTCAAGCGTTCTATGACTCAGGCGACGCTCGCAACAGTTAAACACGATGAAGCGCCGAAGAAGGCGAAGTCTTTTGTCGAGCAAAGTGCGGAACTTTGGAATAAAGCGAAATAACTTATCGGAGATAAAAAATGCAAACTGGATACATTGAACAAAACATGATCGCGGGTTTCGTAACTCGCGGTGGCGCGGACATTAAGTCCATTACGGCAACCGCCGCTATCGGCGCCGGCTTACCTGTCAAACAGGATTCGGATGGCAACGCTAAATTGCTCGAATCCACCGACGGCCTCGACGCCATGATCGGCGTTGTCGTGCGTTTTCATGACGGTTGGACGTTACAGGTGTTTCCGCAGGAAATCGGCGTACTTAGCACTGGTTACATTCAGGTGCCTGCTGCCGCGTCCATTACGCCTAAACGAAATCAGGCCGTCTATTACGACGCGACAAATCAAGTTTTTACGACTGATAACACGAAGGTGCCCATTCGCGCAGTTTTCGCCGCCAACGGAATTGCTGACGGATGCGCTGAAATTCAGGTAACTCAGCAAGTCGTGATTCCTGTTAAATCTACAGGTTCTTAATCAAACATCATTTTTCTTAACTAACTAAGCCTCGTTCGTTTACTCGAACGGGGCTTTTTTTATGGACAAATAAAATGGCAATTTCAGCAGATCAAGTAAAAGCGCTGTGGAATTCTCGACTCGCACAGCTTGAGCCGGAAATCATCCGCCCGCTTACGAACTACTATTTCACTCGCGATATTCCTATCGTTGAGGATTTGGACAAAGTGTCTAACGTCGTCGCTCTGAGAAACATCAAAGGTATCGGACAGGGCACTAAAGACGCAAAAGGAATGTCTTGGCTTGGAAAGGGTGCAAATGACCTTCGAGGCGTTGATTACGAACTGAACGCTACGGCTGTCGCAGTTTATACAGCTGGCCGCGAAATCTCCGTAACCTCTATGGAGCTTGAGGCCGCTCAGAAAGCTGAGGATATCAACGTTAACGCCGAGCAGGTTGAACTCGTTAACGATAAATTCCTGCAAGAAGCACATCAGGTCGGTTATCTTGGCGATAGCGGCTTAGGTTTCAAGGGCTTCTTGAATAACGCTTCTATCAAGAAGGGAACGACTACAGGCGCTCTCGCTGAAACCTCTCCGACATGGGACGGTATGGCGAAGGCTATTGATGACTACTTCAATCAGGCATATCAGGCTACTAACGGCGTCATCATGCCGAATACAATGCTTCTTACGCCTGCTCAGTACGTCAAGCTCTTTAGCATGAAGGCTCCTGACGACCGTCACTTCTCCATGATCGATTACATCGAGAAGGAGTCTCTCGGACGTAAGGTTGCAGGTTCTATGACTGTTAATCAGGTCAAGGAATTGTCTTCTCTCGGAACCTCTTCTAAAGACCGTATGGTTCTTTATACGAAGGATAAAAACTACGTTCGTTACCATATTCGCCCGGTATGGCGTGAAAAGACCTACGATAAGGGTCTCGACTACTGCGCCGCTTATTTATGGCGCTTAGCTGAAGTTCAATTCCGCCGCCCTGAGACCGTGATGTACTTCGACGGTATCTAAGCCTCGCACTCGCGAGTTTTTTTATGCCTGCTGGTTTACGCCAGCGGGCGTAATCACGTTAAAAACAAAATGACTTACGACGATTTCATACAGATTTTTCCCGAGTTTTCAGAGTTTCCGAAGGTTCGCGTCGAGTTCTATTTGTCTGAAGCAGACAATCAGATTAGCGAAAACAGATTCGGAAAAAGCACCGAGTTCGGTAAAGCTCTGTTTACCGCTCATTACCTAGCGTCGCTCGATAACGGTCAACGTACCGGCGCCGGTGGCGTAGTTTCAGGCGGTAACGTTAGCAGTGGAGCTCATGGCGCAGTAGCCTCTAAAACGGTCGGTTCCGTCTCTGTTTCTTACGATACTGCGTCCACGTCATTCGCTGACGCCGGATATTGGAATTCGACGCCTTACGGCAAACAGTTTTTTGACCTTTTAAAACGCTATCGGCGTATGCCGTTCGCAGTTACAGGACGCGCATCATGGCCCTAACGATGAAAGTAGAAGGCGCCGATGCGCTCAAGTCAGACATCTTTCACTTAAAGAAACGTTTCGAGCGTTTTAATAAACAAGGCGTTTCTATTGGCTATGTCGAAGCGAAAAGTTTGAAGCGTAAGGATACGCCTGTAACTAACCTAAAAATCGCAACGTGGCAAACGTACGGAACGCATACGATACCGCCTAGGCCTTATTTAAAACCAGCATTACTAACGAACGAAAAACGGATACACGAAATCCTTGAGCAGGCGTTAGTAGACGAAGGATTAAGCGGTAAGACCGGCGCCGTAAACAAAGCGCTGAACGTCGTCGGTATGCTCGTTCGCGATACGGCCAAACAAAATATCGTCGATCAACGAAACTTCGTGCCGTTGGCGCCGGCAACGATCGCGGCCCGTAAGCGTCAGGACTTTAAAGGTACGAAAGCACTTATCCGCACTGGCGCGCTTCTTAACGCTATTCAATACGTCGTAGATAAAAAATGATTGATGTCTCAGAAATCGTTAGAGACCCTGATTTCACGGTCTCATGCGTACTCATTCGTCAGCAGGCTAAACCGATCGGAAACGGACGCGACGAAATTACGAAAATCCGTAAGCCGATACAGGCGGTTCTACAGCCGCTCAATGACGCTCAGTTAGTAAATATCGTATACGCCGACGGTTCACCCGTAACCTGCGGCCTTACGTATTACGGCGTCGAGCGCGTAAGCCTCGCGGACGAAGGCTTTGTTAACGATCAAATCGAATTTCAAGGCGTGCTGTACGACGTTATGTCTATCGCCGATTACAACCCAAACGGCGCCTATTACCAAGCAACATTAGCTAGGAGCAAACAAGTATGAGTTACGTAGACTCTACGCAAGCAGGCGTGCTCGCAAGCACTGCTACATACGTTTATTCAAAAGACTTCGACGACAAATTTCAGGCGTGGTTAGCTAACGCGCTCAACTGTAACCCGAATAACGTCAAGCCCATGTTTCGAGAATTTGAAACAGCGATTAGTACGAATGTTCTAAACGTATTTTTCGAGTTCTATCAAATTGAATTCATCGGCACGCCTTACGACGTTGAGGAAACCGACGATCATTTAGATCGGGCTTATGAAGGTACGGCGCACTGCCGAGTAAAGCTCATCGGTGAAAACAGTCGAGAGAAGGCGTTTTTACTACACGACCTGATTTACTTATCTCAGAACGTAGACGCGCTACAAAAATTCGGCCTCAGCATTAACGAGGCTCAGATTATTGAGATTGACCAATTAGCCGAGGGCCACGCTCGAACGCCCATGAGCACCGTCGACCTAACGCTCGATTATTCATACGTCCGACGCTGGTCAATTAAATCAATAGTTTCAGCTCCTACCAGTATTCAAAACTCCTAACGAGGATTTTTAAAATGGCACTTTCTTTAAACAATATCGTTAATGTCGATATGGTGTTTAGTCCGAAGGCCGCTCAGACTCGCGGATTCGGAATTCTTTGTATTCTCGGAGATACCAAAAACGTTATTACTGCCGGAGAGGGCTATCGCACGTATACAAGCTCCGACGATGTAGCTACAGATTTCGGTGATGACGCACCGGAAACGCTAGCAGCGATGGCGTATTTTTCTCAGTCTCCGAAACCGCAGACTTTGATTATCGCCGAGCCGTGGGACTCTACAACCGATACCGCTATCAGTACACGCGTTAGCAAGTTATTTGCAGACTATGGCAGAAATTTCTACGGATTTATTACAGCCACCAGCGCTACAGTCTCAGACGACGAAATTCTTAAAATCGCTCAGATCGTTGAATCGTCCGCGGATTCGCATATTTACGGTATTACGCTCACAGATTTGACGTGTGCTAATTCTGTTTATACCGACGAATCTACAGACCTTCCGTCTAAACTCAAACGCGGCCAATTTACGCGCACTATCGTATTCGCCTCTGAATACGACGCTAACGATTCGGCTTATAGACTGAATAAATATCTCGTCGCGTCTGCGTTAGGTCGTATGTTTAGCGTCAATTTCAGCGGCTCGATGACAACGATCACACTGAAATTCAAGCAGGCTCCGAGCCTCCAGCCGACGAATCTCACGCAGTCTCAGGATACGAATCTCACGGCGCGTAACGTCAATAAGTACGCTATTTATTCGAACGATACGTACATTATTCAAGAAGGCGTCATGTCGTCCGGTATGTGGGCTGACGAACGTCACGGCTCTGACTGGTTGCAGGATTTAATTCAGACTACCGTTTACAACGTTCTCTATCAGTCCAAAACGAAAATTCCTCAGACGGATGACGGAGTGGCGCGTCTTATGGCTGCTGTTGCTAACGCTATCGATCAGGCCGTCATTAACGGATTTGTGGCGCCGGGCGTATGGAATAGTGATCCGTTCGGCGACCTTGAATCCGGCGCCTACCTCGAAAAAGGCTATTACCTGTACGCACCGTCTGTTAACGATCAGTTGCAGAACGAACGCGAGGCCCGCAAGTCGCCTGTTATCCAAGCCGGTATCAAACTCGCTGGCGCTATTCACAGCGTGCCGATCATAGTCAACATCAATCGCTAATCAAGTCATTTTCTAAACAAGCTCTGCAACGAACGCAGGGCTTTTTTTATGGATTTTCAAAATGAATAAACCGACATATAGCATCGCTCGCGCAAGCGCCGCATACGCCGTCTTTGGTGGCGTCTCGTTCGATTTGAAGCAGGGTTTGACCGACAACGGTATTACGATCAACTTAGACGAAGATTTCGGCGAACGTAATAAGGCTATTGACGGCTCCAGCATTTGGAGCGAATACGAAACGAGCGCAGGTACGATCGTTCTTGAATATTTGCCTTCTTCTCCGTGCGTTCCGTTTTTTATAACTTTGCATGCTACTCAACGCGGCACTGGTTCTACCGGTTCGGACACTGTCACGGTTATTGACCGTGACATGAAATTTACGTACACAGGCTCTCAAGTCGCTATCCAGTCAATTACCGGACACAACGTCAAGAAATCCAAGGGCGACTCAATCGTCGTAACGCTCAACTGCGGACAAATTACTTCTATCGGAGCTTAATCGAATGACTAAATTTCAGGACATTACTGTTAACGGAGTTACCGTTCGTTTATATCGTTTGTCTGCTAAGCAACAGCATGACATCGTTAATCAATATTTTTTCCCGATTACGACTCAGGCGGGAGAGCTAGTAAACGTAATCGTTAGAAATCCGCAAAATCAAATCGCCATTGCTTCTGCTATCGCTGAGGCTGTAAATAAATTCATGCCGGCTAATAAACGCGATGAATTGATATTCAAACATCTAATGCCGTCCGTCAAAGTCGTTGCCGTAGGAATGGAAGTTGAGTATTGCTCTACTAAAGGGGAAATTACGTGTGAAGAGCTGAACAACATTAAATCGTTGTACAAAATCACGTACGAAGCGCTTAAATACAACTTCGAAGATTTTTTTACAGACTGGCTCAACGAAAACAAGTTGAGCTAACGCCGCCCGAATGGCGTGACTCCGTACGCCTCCTAGATATTCCTGAGTCTTTTCTTATGCGCCCCGTTCTTCGGGGCTTTTTGTCTTTTGAGTCTCTTTTCGATTCGTCCGTGTCTTTAGGCGATTTAGTTCTTCTAAATGACGCTATCGACGCGAACGACGAAAACGAGAAACGCGTCTATCAGTATTACGAGCGTAAAAATGGCCGAAACTAAAAACGATGTAAATTTGCGAGTAGGCGCATTAGTCGATTTTGCGTCATTATCTGTCGCAGAAAAAGCAGTAGGCTCGTTTTCTGACAAAATCGTTAGCTTAGCTAAATGGGCCGGCGCCGCTATTGCCGCCGGTTCCGTGGCCGTAGCTCTTCAGCGTACAGCCGACAAATTTAACGATCTCGGCGATGTCGTCTCTCGTGTTGGTAACGCTACCGTCAAAGAACTCGATCGGCTCGGATATGTAGCCGAACTTACAGGCTCAGACGCAAATACAGCTACAGCCTCGTTTGAAAACCTATCTCGAACGATAGGCGAAGCGGCTCAAGGTATCGGACGGGGCGCGCAAGTCTTTGAAAAACTCGGCTTATCTGCGAAAGATGCGCAAGGTAACGTCAAAACAACGACTCAAGTTTTAGACGAAATCAAAGTCAAGATTCAAGACCTGAGTAAGGCTGAGCAATCCGCTTATATTCAGCGCCTCGGACTCGATCGGACGATGATCGGTATGCTCACGTCTGATACGACTGAGATTATCGATCAATACAACAAACGTACCGAGGCTCTCGGAATAAATGTAGACGAAGCGGCAGAGTTAGGCGCTAAATACAACGACGCTATTAAAGTCACGGAACGCGGTTTTGACGACATCATTACCGCGTTTGTTTTACGTGTCCTACCGTCTATCACGACAGCGATAGAACGCGTTTCTAAGCTGATTGATGAAAACGCCGGACTAATTAAAAGCTACGTTGATCCTATCGCCGCCGCCGTATCAATCGGCGCCGACCTCGTTACAGGATTTATAACCGGAATCGGAAAACTTTTTAAGATTCTAGGTAAATGGCCTGTTTACATCGGCGCTGTAACTGTCGCATGGAAATTATTAAACGCTGTATTTAAGGCGTCTCCGATTGGACGAATCATTACATTAGTGATGGGATTAGTAACCGCTATCGGTTTGCTAATCGATGATTACGAGACGTGGAAAGAGGGCGGTAAATCTTTTTTTGACTGGTCAGCGGCTCAGGTGTGGTTTGACAACATGAGCCGAATTTTTGACGGTCTAAAAACAATCGTCGGTAATTTCTTTAGCGCGGACTGGTGGAAGTCTAAAGCCGATACGATTTCTAACGAGATGTCGCTATTGGGCGAAAGGATTCAAGGATTTTTATCTGACAGCTGGAATAACGCTATTACAGAAGCATCCAACAAATGGAATGAGCTAAAAGATACTATTTCTCAAAAAGCTCAAGGCGTCTACGACGGAATTATTTCTACTTTTGTTGGTTTGAGCACGTGGTTCGGTGATCTATGGAAAAGCATAGGTGACGGAGCTATGAACGCATTAACTGACATTGGAAAAGCTTTTACTAAGTGGTGGAACGATCTTTTAGATTCGATTAAAAACTTCGGAACTAAAGCTGCTGAAAAAGTTAAAACCGCCGCTTCTGACGCTTTAGATACAAGCATTGAAGCTGTGAAGTCTTTGTTTTCCTGGGGTAATAAAAAAGAAGGCGATAAAGCGGCGTCCAGCCTACCAACTGCGACGACAAATAATAATCAGCGTACTAATAATACATATAACAACAATGCTCAGGTACATCAAACAATTACCGTCAGCAGCGTAAAAGAGGCTAAAGAAATCGCAGGCTCAACTAATCGCACATATCTACAACAAGGTGGCGCCGGAGGCGATTAACAATGTCTTTCTTAGAAACACAGGTATTAGGCTTAGCTGGTACGGCAGTCGGAAAACTGCTTCAAATTAAACCTATTAGGAGATTTGAGGCGTTTTCCGATTTTTGCTCTATCACGGAAACGCACAATATCGCGGTAACCGCTACTCAATATCCGATTGAGGACGGAACGCAGGGCACCGATCATATTGTTCGCGAGCCTAAAAATATTACGTGGGATGTCGTTTTCGGTGAGCGCTCAGACCCTCAAGGAACGTATCAGAGGCTCCTTGATTTGATGTATAGCGGTGTACCGTTTACGGCAGTCACGGGTCTTAAGCGTTACGAAAATATGCTTTTAGTGTCTGTAGCGGCCAATCAAGATTCGCATTCGGCGCGCATCCTCAAATGTACGCTGACCATGCAGGAAATCGTAATAACGTTTCCTCTCGCTACGAATATGCCGCCGAGGTCTCAGCAGGCGAATCCGAATGTCACAGCTAAAACCGCTCAAACCGGAACGAAGCAGTTACAAGAAAAACCGGTTAGTGAATCGAGATTAAGCCATATCTTTAGTTAGCAATGAAAACATACGAAATACCGCTCAATTCTTTTGCCGAAGAATTTAATGTCGAGATTCAGGGCGTTAATTACTTACTGCGGACGAAATGGAATGAGCCGCTACAGGCGTGGACACTCGATATCGGACGTTCTGAGAACGACTGGCTAATACGTAATCTCGCGCTAGTCGCTGGCGAAAACCTTCTACAGCAATACGAGCATTTAAAACTAGGCTTCGGCCTGATTGTCGTAACTGACGGCGACGAAAACGCAGACCCTACGGAAACTAATCTCGGTACTGACTCACATTTAATCGTTGTGACGAATGATTAACTTTTGGCGAAAAATTACGCTCCTTGTCGGCGATAAGGACGGCAACGGCCTCGACTTATCCGGTTTTAGAGTCTCGTTCGACGTTGAGAAAACCGCGCTTCAAGACCCGAATACGGCGAAAATCGACATCTATAACTTGTCTAAAACGACGATAGCGCGTATTGCGGACGGTGATTTAAAACGCATTGTTCTACAGGCTGGTTACGAGTCTCATAACGCTGTAATTTTTGACGGAAACATTATTAGTACGTCACAGGTTAGAAACGGCGCGGATACGATTCTCAGTATCGAAGCCGGAGACGGTCAATCCGGTTATTCATACGCGCTCGTAAATGAGACTGTAGGCGCCGGTTATTCAAATAACGACATCGCTAAAAAATCCTTTAACGCGATGAAAGAAAGAGGCGTTAAAAACGACGATCTAAAAGCTGTAAGTAATGAGACTAAGTATCCACGTGGGCGCGTGCTATTCGGCGCGGCTCGTAACTATTCACGTGAAGTTTCTAAAAACAGTGATACGCAGTGGTCTGTACAGGATGGACATTTAGTCTATTGCAAGAAAAACGCTACACGCGATGACCGTAAGGCGTTTATTTTACGGCCTGACACCGGCATGATCGGTAGCCCTAAGAAAGATAAAGATGGCGTTACTGTTTCTTGTTGTCTTAACGCACTTCTACGTATCTACGACCCGATACGAATCGAGTCCGAGTTTCTTACAGGTGACTTCAAAATTTTGTCGCTTAAACACAGCGGCGACACGCACGGAAACGAGTGGAGTACAGAAATTAAAGCGTGCTCGTTAGACCCTTCGACTAAAAAGACCACGAAAAAATGAATCAATTAGAACGTATTGCGACGCCTGAAGAAATCGAGCGTCAAAAATCCGAGGATTTAAAGGCGGCTATTCGTGTCTCTATGCCAGCAATCGTTACAGCCGTTGATTTAGATCGTCAGGTTGTATCCGTTCGGCCTGCGATTATGGGAAAACTTCGAGGTTACGAAGGTAACGTTACGGAGACTCCGTATCCCGTACTTACTGAGGTGCCTATCGCGTTTCCACGCGCAGGCGGTCTGTGCATTACGTATCCCGTAGCCGTAGACGATGAATGTCTAGTCGTCTTCGCTGATGCGTGCATTGATTTTTGGTGGCAGTCCGGCGGTGTCCAGTCGCCTAAGGATTCGCGCTCTCACGATCTTTCTGACGCGATAGCGATATTCGGTCTTTCGTCTCAGCCGCGCAAACTTCAGAACGTTTCCGGTAACGCTATAGAGATACGTACAGATTCACGCTCCGACTATATAAGCCTTACCGCTGGGAAACTCGACATCAATATCAATGGCGACGTAAACGTAACAGCTAAAAAATCTAAAGTCGTTTGTCCAGATAACACCGTACAAGGCCCGTTAACAGTAACGGGCTTAATCACAGGAAAAGGCGGTTTGACTGTTAGCGGCGGTAGTGGCGCATCGGTAACCGGGACGATTCACGCGACTGGCGATATTACGTCCGGCACGGTTTCGCTTCAATCTCATACTCACAATCACGGCCCGGCGCCGGATAAATAAACATGAAATATCGAAAACTAGACGAAAACGGCGACATGACTTTCGGCGCCGGACTCGATAACTACTTTATTGATAGCGCCGAAGCGGTTGCACAGTCCGTTTTAACACGCCTAAGAATGTGGCTGCGTGAGTGGTACTTAGATACGAATGACGGGACGCCTTACTACCAACAGGTTTTAGGAAAACACACGCAGACTGAGGCCGTACAAGCGATTTATCAGCGTATCCGAGAAACCGCGGGCGTCAATCGAATTACAGAGTTTTCTACAGCGTTCGACCCTGATACGCGTCGACTGCGTATCGATGTAACGCTCGATACTATTTATGGCGAGGTGAAAGTAAGTGCCTAACTTAAAAGAATTAGCTTACGTAGATGACTCTGGTTTCTACGTCGCGGATTTCGAGGATTTCCTAGAGTTCAATAAAGCGGCTATGCGTTCTATTTACGGCTCTGACATCAATCTCGACGCTGATACGCAGGACGGACAGCTAGTCGCGCATTTTGCTCAGTCTCAATACGATTTAGCGCAACTGTGTGCCGAAGTCTTTAATAACTTTTCACCCGCCACAGCACGAGGGGACGCTCTAAGCCGTGAGGTAAAAATTAACGGCATAGCGCGTCAAGCGTCTACACATTCAAGCGTCGATGTAATCATTACCGGCGCCGCAGGTACGACGATCACGAACGGACAAGTACGCGATACATCGAAAGACGCTCACGTATGGAATTTGCCGCCTGCAGTCGTAATACCGACTAGCGGGTCTATAACAGTTACTGCGACATGTGACGACGCAGGCTATATCAGAGCCGGCGCCGGTACAGTGACTCGAATCGCTACGCCGACCGAAGGGTGGATTAGCGTTACTAATAACTCTGAGGCCGCGCCCGGACGTGATACGGAAACCGACGCAGAGTTACGCGTTAGACAAACGTATTCGACCGCTCAACCGTCGCAAACTGTGCTTAAAGGCATTCTAGGCGGCGTGCTGGACGTGGACGGCGTAACGCGTGCAATCGTGTACGAAAACGATACGAGCGCTACGGACGATAACGGCATACCTAGTCACTCGATAGCTGCTATCGTTGAGGGTGGCGACGCTCAAGAAATCGGAGACGTTATCAAGCTGAGAAAGACCGTAGGTACAGGCACATACGGCACTACCAGCGTAACCGTTAAAGACAGCGAAGAAGTACCGATGAATGTCAACTTCTTTAGACCTACGGTCGTACACATCAAGGTCAAAATTACGCTCGAGCCGCTTACGGGCTTTACTACCGAGCTTTACAACTCGATTAAGTCGCAAGTCGTTGACTACATTAACTCGTTAACGTTCGGTCAAACGGTGCGTATTTCTAAGCTCTACGTGCCTGCGAACCTAGAGAATGACGACAGCGATATTAGCTACGACATCACGTCTATTCAGATAGCGAAGAATACAGGCGCATTCGCCAGCGCAAACATCACTATCGGATTTAACGAAGTAGCGCACTGCGATATAGCCGATGTCGAGGTAATTACGAATGACTGATTTCAATACGTATCTAAAGCGCGTACCGTCCGAGCATAGGGACAAGCCGCGATTCGTTGAAACGCTCCGTTCGTTACTCGGCCCTGTACTTGAGCTACAGGCGCTAATGGAGAGCGTACCGTTTGACTACGATCTTGATTCAGCCGTAGGGAAACAGCTAGATGTCATCGGCGAGTGGGTCGGACGTAATCGTTATGTTTCGATACCTATCGAAGGTGTGTTTTTCACGTTCGACGATACCGAAATTACTGGTTTTGACCGTGGTGTATGGTGCGGCGAATACGACGCCACTAGCGGAATGACGAAACTAGACGATGACTCGTACCGCTTCTTACTAAAGCTCCAAATCCTAGCTAACGTTTGGGATGGTACGCCGGAAAGGTTTTACAGCAGTGTCCGTTCGCTTTTTAACGGCACGTTAAGCGTCGTTATCGAAGACCATCAGGATATGACTATCTCGATCGGTGTCGTCGGCAAAGCGCTATCCAGCGCTCAACGCGCTCTATTCCTTCAGCAGATAGCACCGTTTAAACCTGCTGGCGTACGAATAAACGTTTTCATGCTCACTCAATACGACGATGTTCCGTTGTTCGCGTTCGACATGAATACGCCGCTTCTACAGGGTTTCGATACCAGCGGATGGGCGGAAATCATCGCTAATTAAATCTCAAATTTCTCTCAAACAAGCCTCGCAATTTTGCGGGGCTTTTTTTATGGGTCAAACAAATGGCTACTAATAACATCCTCGGGTTTTGTACCGGCGCCAATCCTAACGTATTAACTCCTACCGTTTGGCAAACGACGCCAGCACGCTCGATCGGTTTCGTATCAGGTATCGCACTTTCTTCTCACGTTAATACAGCTGTCGTAGGCGGCGCAAACATCGCTCATGCGGTCGGTGAATTTATCAAAAATCAGTTAAATGAGGATGTAAATCCGACCGACGAAGCGGAGCTCGTCAGTCAGTTTCTACGAGCTCTACAAATTTTTATTCAGCGCGGCGGCGCTTGTCCGGTAGGTTCGATTATTCCTTACCTCGGCGGCGATGTGCCTTACGGCTGGTTATTAGCGAACGGAGCCTCTGTGCTCAGGTCGCAGTACAACAAGCTATTCGCCCTAATAGGTACTAAGTTCGGCGCGGTTGATGAGGCACATTTTAATTTGCCGAATCTGCATCACCGATTCATCGAAGGTACCACCTCGCTTAGCGAGGTGGGAAGCTACGTCGAGGCGGGCTTACCGAATATCTTGAGCAGTGGCCGAGGGTTTGACGATCAATTCGACATATCACAGT